TCAAGAGAATATTTCTCTAACACGTTGGCCTTGCTCTTTTTTATGTTCTTCTAATAAATGTGAATATGTGTCTAACGTTTGTGATATAGTAGCGTGACCTAAACGTTTACTTATATACTCGATTGGTATGCCTTTAGATAGTAAGTAAGATGTGTGCGTATGTCTGAGTGAATAGGGAGTTATATTATTATCGTTTAATCCTATCACTTCTTTTGCTTTTCTAAATGCTTTACTTACTGATGTATGACTAACCGAGAATAACTTGCCATCAATTCTACGCGGCATTTTAGCTAATTTTGAATTTATGTGCATGATATCTTTTGAATTAACTTCTACATCACGTTTTGAATTCTTTGTTTTCGTTCCAGGCAAATGAATTATGCCATTCGCTTTGTTTAGATCTTTGTAAGTCATATTGATAACATCGCTATATCTTGCGCCGGTAATGCCTAATAGATATAGCAAAACATAACTTTCTTCATCTCTTTTCTTGAAATAATCTAGCAAGTTTAAATAGTCTTTTATCGTAATAAACTTAAATTTCTCATCTTTAGCTTTTTCAGTCCCTTTGATATTTACATTATAAGTAGGGTCTTTCTTCAAATAGCCATCGTATAACGCGTCTCTAATACATCTAGCAAGACAACCGTGAACTTTTCTTACTGTTTCATCAGTGTGACCTTGTGCGTATTGATTTAAAAACTTTTGATACTCAATACGTGTGATATTTTTAACTAACATATTTTCTCCGAAATACTCACTGAATAATTTAATCGATCTTTCATACCAGTAGAATTGTTTGCTAGACAACTGTTTCTTGTTCTTAATTTTTATCCAGTCATCGTAGTAGTCGTTGAACTTTTTATTATCTTCAATGTTGTTGCCATCTTCTAAATCTCTAATTAATTGTTGCGCTGCATTAGTAGCCTCAGCTTTTGTTTTAAAACCAGATTTACGTTTTTTACCAGACTTCAAACTAGGGTGTTTAACATCATATTGCCATGATGAGCTTGTCTTATTTTTGCGTTTTGTTACTGTAAATGTTGCCATTTTCCGTGTTCCTCCTTAAAAAAGTAAAAAAATAATAAGGGTAGGCGGACTACCCAGAAATTGTGATATAATACTAAAAAAAGTGGTGATATTATTGAAAATTGAACTTAATGATAAAGAACTAAATGTTATTTATTATTCATTGGATCATCTTTCTAAATCAACAAACATCCTCGAAAATTACGATTTGTGGCATGAAGATGAAATGCCTAAAGATTCATTTGCAAAAGATTACTATAGTCTGTTGAATAAATTAAAAAAAGTTAATTCTTAAGATATAAAATTTAATCATTTAAATATTCATCTACAAAGAATTCAATCGTCTTAAGTATCCATTCACAGTCGTTTTGAATGACTTTATTTTTATTTGTATGAGAAGTGGAATTTCTTACAGAATAAGTAGTTAATAATCTATTATTAGCTCTTTTTGAAATTATTTCTTTTTCTCTCAAAGTTTCACCAATTTTATTAAGCATTGTACTGTCTTCATTTACTTTTAAATTGTGTTTCTCAAGTATTTGCATTAATACGGTTTCTAAACATACTGAAAAAGTACAACAAGCTGCTAAATAAAGTTGTTGCTCATAACAAGTTTTAGCTTCATTCATTTGATAGTCGAAATCTTCATCATTTACTTTTTCGATTAGAGCATCAAAATCAAGAAATGAAAATGGATTGATTATAGGTTTATCATTATTGATTATCGGTTGATTTTTATTGTGTTTGATTGATTCATAATGTTCTTCACAAACTTTCTTACCATATTTTTTAAAGAATATAGGACCACTATTAAACAGAGTTAGACTATCTATATGAGGAGCTATCTTTTTACTTAAATCAATTTCAGTTAAATAAAATTCTTTAATTATTGTTCTTTCTCTTTCAAATTTGTTTTTAATATCATACATACGTCTTTTTATATCAGGGTTATCTTTGATTTCTATACATTTGTACTCGTTTTCAATATTATTAGTAATTAAAACTACATGATCTATGAATGAATCCATAGATTTAACATTAAAAATTTTTATTCCTAAATATTCTAGCGCTCTATAAAAAGGGAAATCTTTCCAATCTTTTTTATTTAAAAATTCTAAATCTTCTTCTAACGTTTGAATATATCCTTCCTTAAACTCTTCGAGACATTCTTTTAAATCTTCGTTTGAGAAATACATATTATTCTCCTTTTATTTTTATTTATTCGTCATTTTTTAATAAATCAATAATTTCTGCATTTTATTGATTACTCACTTTGCATTTCCGCTACTTCTTTTTGTCTATTAGCCCAACTATCATAACCTTCATTTTTTCCTACCCAACTTGGACCACCTACATGTGCGTTTGGATTGTCCCAAACCTTTTCGCTTGCTTTACGTGCTTGTTCATACTCTGAACGTCCATATCCCATTTGTGACTCGTCGTGTGTAGTAGGTTTTGTTCTATTCCATTCATCGATTTCAGCTTGCGACATATAACCATTATTATTTTGTGCTTGTTGGTTATTGCCTTGTTGTTGAGTCGCTTGTTTGCCTTGTGTTCGTTCATTGTTTCCATTATTGCTTTGTGACTTACCATTATCGTTTTTAGATGTGCTTTCTGATTCGTTGTTAGTAGTGTCGTCACTATTATTTTTTGATTCAGATTGTTTCTCGTCTTTAGAATCAACTTTCTTATCATCTGATTTTTTATCTTTCTTTGGATCGTTAGACTTTTTAACTGATTTACTTTCTGATTTGTTATTGTCATCTTTATTTGATTTGTCTGAGTCTTGACCACACGCACCTAATACAAATAAACTTGCAAAAATTAAAATAGGACCTTTTTCATTCAACATTTCTCCTTTGATTGAATTGATTGATATTTAAAAACCCTCAACGGCTCAAACGTAATAGAGTAATCGCCGTAGTGAGTTCCAATACCATGTTTATTTTTGTAATGCTCCAATATTTCTAATACGTGTTTTTCACTTAACTGAACATACTCTGCTAATTCATATAAGTTACTTACACCGTAATGATGTGCCTCTACAATAATACGTAAGGGCAGTGCTGCCTCATATCCGTGACGTCTCGCGTAGTTTTCAAACTTGCGGTTAATCCATTTAGACTGGTCTAATATATTCCCGTATGTAAGTTTGTGGTGTGCAAGTTCTTCGTATAACACTTCAGCTTTGCGTGTTTCGGGTAAGTTTTTATCTATAAGTATTACACCATCTTTATAAAAACCACTATATCCGTTAGGTAATGAATGAGTATCCCTTATTTTAATGTGTTCATTTTCTGATAGTAATTGCTCATAACGTGACAATAAAACCAATCCCTTTATTTGTCTTCACTTTTAAATCTATCTATTAAACTCATAATATAGTCAACATCTTCTTGTTTTAATTCTCCTTCAAGGTGTGCTGCTAGAGTTTGAGGTTCTTCGATTTTCATTTCTTTTCTTCCGCTTAGCTCATCTAAAGAAACATTAAAATAATCAGAAAGAGCACTAGCATGTTCCATTGAAGGGCTAGTTATACCTTTTTCCCATCTATCTATTGATGCTTTTGAAAATTTAACTTCATATATTGCATTAAGTCTGTCGCTTAATTCTTTCAATGATAAGTTACGTGATTTTCTTAATTTACTTAGGTTGTCTGAAAAATTTGTCATTTTATTACTCCTCGTTTGTAATTTACAAACTTATTATATAAGTTTGTTCTCAAATATGCAACACATTTTACAAACTTATTTCTCAAAAATGAAATTTATTTGTTGACATCGAAATATATGCCCTGTATAGTGATTAGTGTAATCTCATAAATGAGACGAAAGGGGTGATAACAGCATGAATAAAAAGAGATATCAAGATTTAAGAAATTTCATTGATGCTAGTCAGTATTCTCATAAAGATGTAGCTAATATGATAGGCATGAACCCAGCTCGCTTTAGTCAAAAGATTAATAGAAACAAAAGTAATTTCACGATAGATGAGGCGAGTGCAATATGTGAAGTTTTAGACATTAGTATGGATGAATATTTTTTTAATCAAAACGTCTCAAAAATGAAACGAGAGGCACAAACAACTCAATAAGGAATATAGCAGAAAGGAGCATAAAAAATATGCAAGATTTACAAACTAAACCGAACATCGGAGAAATGTTCAATATTCAAGAAAAAGAAGACGGAGAAATCGCAATAAGTGGTCGAGAACTTCATCAAGCATTAGAAGTTAAGACTGCTTATAAAGATTGGTTTCCGAGAATGCTTAAATACGGATTTGAAGAAAAGACAGATTATACAGCTATCGCTCAAAAAAGAGCAACAGCTCAAGGCAACATGACCCATTATATTGATCACGCACTTACATTAGATACCGCAAAAGAAATCGCAATGATCCAACGTAGTGAACCTGGTAAACGCGCAAGACAATATTTCATTCAAGTAGAAAAAGCATGGAATAGTCCAGAAATGATTATGAAACGCGCATTGAAGATGGCTAATAACACAATCAATCAACTTGAAACACAAATTGAGAAAGACAAACCTAAAGTGTTATTTGCTGACGCAGTAAATACAAGCACGAGTTCAATTCTTGTAGGAGAGCTTGCCAAATTAATTAGTCAAAACGGTGTGAAGATAGGACAAAACAGACTATTCCAATGGTTAAGAGATAATGGCTACTTAATTAAAAAACAGGGTGAATCATACAACTTGCCGACTCAAAGAAGCATGGATTTAAAAATCATGGACATTAAAAAGAGAACTCAAAATAATCCAGATGGATCAATCAGAGTTACGCGAACACCTAAAATCACAGGTAAAGGGCAACAATATTTTATTAACAAATTTTTAGCAGAAGAAATTTAAGGAGGAACAAAAATGAGAACTTTAAAAATCGTAACTGGAGTACCTAAAGAACATGATATTGCTAGCAAAGTGAAAGAAATCGAAGAAGAAACAGAACAATTAATTTTTGACAACATCGATATTGAAATAGGTGTAGCGCCTAAGCCAATCATTGATGATGAAACTAAATATTTTGATGAATAGGAGAAAAAACATGAACGATTTGCAAATATTTAATGGACTTTGAAAACGAAGTATAAGGAGTGATAGCAATGGAATACATTGGGTTCGCAGACGCCAAAGAATTCGTAAAAGTAAGTGGCATTTCTAAAAACGATTTAGAAAAACACGTGTATAGCAACAAGGAGTTTCAAGAACAATGTATGTACCGATTTGGTAAGAATCATAAACGTTACATCAAGATTAGACCAGCAATTGACTTTATAGAACAAAATTTAATGATGTCAGAAACGGCACTTTAGAGGAGGCAAAACAAAATGAACAAACTACAACTCATTAAAATAGCACTCCTAACAGGACTTTTGGTAGAGGAAGTTAGGAATGCTAAAAAGATTAATTTTCTGAATCGTTTTCAATGAGTTGATTTGCTATTAGATAACAAGTTAATAACGTCGCAATTACCGCAGAAAAAGCAAAATAATCAACGTATTGATCAAAAATAGTTCTAATTAGTACCGGTGTAGTTACCCCAGTTGCTGATCCAACTGAAATATTTTTTACAAACTTTGCAGAAGGAGAAACAATACTATGATTGAGCGAATCTTTGAATACACTGTTGTCTTTATCAGTATATTCATCATCTACTGGATGGGGAGAATCGACGGTTTCACTAAAAGAAGAGACATCGATAGCATCGATAAAAGATTGTCTCAAACGATTACTGACTTTTTTAACTTCATCTTTTTGAAAGTTAGTAGAGTTTATGAAGTCATTAAGTACTTTTTCAGAAAATAAATTTTTTTGGAAATTAGCAGAATCTAGTATCTTTTTAGTATTTAAGACACCATTTTTAAACTGCATATATCCATCAGTATTAAAAAATGAATTTGTATTTAATGCTGCGTTTATAACTGCAGAATTATAACTAGAAACAGACTTTACGTGTTTAGCAATACCAATAACCTCATTTAAATGGTTTTTAGAAATTTTATTAAAATAACTTACTTGATTCCTATAATTGTCTAGCAGTTGTTTTACAGCAGGGTCTAGACCGTAATAATTTTTCATATTCATTTCACCACCCACTATCGCAGTAGCGATAAAAGGATTATAGCACGAAAATATGGAGCAAAACTTAATTAAATCAGAAAGGAGGTAAACCAATGAAATCACACGATAAAGCATTCTTAATTGCATTACTATCATGGATCGTACTATCACTAGCACTCACGATAATAGGTGTCTACTTCACAACTGCAGTTGGTATCGCAGTATTAATCAGTATCGCAACGTTTGTATTTTTCGAATATGAATTTTTTCAAATAAAAAAGACTGAATGCTAACGGCAATTAGCAAACAGTCAAAACGAAAAGTATGTCCTTAGAAAAATAATTACAACTTAATTTAATCAAAATAAGTGGAGGTAGTCAATTATGACTAAAAACCTTAAACCAATTCAAAGTATTTATCTAGAACTGGTTCATGAATACTTTAAATCTAATCAAAAGTGTGACTTAGGTTTATCTCGTACTTTTGATGACGAACTCATTATCGAGTTCTTACACTATCACGATCATTATAAAACAAATAATAAACTGATACAGATTTTTGAATCTAAACCAGAAAGCCACAAAAGATTAAAGAATTTAGTCATTGAAGTAATGCGTGGCCAAAGAAAAATCAAAAAAGGAGCCTAACAATGAATTTAACTATTAACAAACTGACAATCGAAAACTTTGCAGGCTTTAAGAAACAAACATTTGAATTTAATGGCCAAGATGCAAGAGTGTACGGAGCTAATGGCACAGGTAAGACTACAACAGCAACTGCACTACAGTGGTTGTTATTTGATAAAGGTTTAGATGGCTCAACGAAGTCATTTAATCCAGTACCGTTAAAAGAAAGCAACGAAGAAGATTATGAACTTATTCCAACAGTTGAAGTTGAATTAAATAAAGATGGTAAAACTTTAAAAATCAGAAAAGAAAGCCATCCAAAATACACTAAAAATCAAAGTAATAATCGCAAAGAATATAGTCGTTCTAGAACAAAGAAACAGTATATCAATGATGAAAGTTTAAAAGTAAAAGATTTCCAAAGTCGTATCGCTGAACTGGTAGATGAAGATGTATTTAAACTCATTACTAATCCTGCAGCATTTAATGACTTGGAATGGAAGAAACAACGTGAATTGTTATTTGAAATTGCAGACCAAATTAATGATGAAGATATTATCAAAACGAATAAGGACTTTAAGGATTTAAAAGATATCTTAGGTGATCATGATATCGAAGTAAAAACAAAAATCCTAAACGATAAGATTAAGCAAATTAGAAAAGACATTGAAGATATACCGGTCAGAATCAATCAAACTGAAAGCAATAAACAAGATGTCCCTGAGCATGACGAAGAACATTACAACACAGTTAAACAAAAAATTGAACAGTTAGGTAATGAGAGAGTTGATATTCAGAATGGTAAGTCTGAGATTGACCTTCGTAATCAACTTGCAGATAAACAAGCAGAACTGAAACGTCTTGAAGATAATCATGATGCAAACAATGAAAGTCGTATTCATTCAGCGACAAATGAACTGAACGTAGAAAATGGTACAGTGGCCAACTTAGAAACGAAAATCAGAAACAACAAACAACAAATTGATTACGAATCAAAACGTCGTCAAGCATTGCTATCTGAGTATCATGATTTCAAAGAAAAAGAAGAAGAAGTTAGAGCAAGACAATTTCAACCTAGTACTGATAATGTTTGCTCTTGTTGTGGCCAAGCATTACCACCTGAACAAGTTGAAGAAGTAAATAAAAAAGCATTGGCCAAATTTAATAAACAACAATCTGAAGATTTAGAGAACCTAAAACAAAAGACTGAAAAGATACTTTCTGATGGCAAAGAAATCAAGCCACTAATCGAAAGATTAGAAAGTGAAAACAATGACTTACAAATTAAAGTCAATGAAGCTAATGAAAGAGTGCAACGTATTGAAAATCGAATTAATAAATTGAAAGCAGGCAATGTTGATATTACTCAAACAGATGAGTACAAATCAATTCTTAATGACATCAATGTAATCAATCAGAAACGTAAAGATATTAAAACTACTATTAGCGATAAAGTAGCCAAGATTGATGAACAAATTAATGAACTTACTCAAGAAAAAGTTGCATTTGAAAATGCTAAAGCGATTGAAAGTTCAAATGAACATTTGGATGAAGTCATTAAGGATTTACGCAGCGAAGAAGATCAACTACTTGATAAGAAAGAGGATTATGAACATCAACTTTATATCTTGAAAGAATTTACAACTACCAAAGTCAAAATGCTGACTGAAAATATTAATAAGAAATTCAAAATGGCTAACTTTAAGCTATTCAATCATCAAGTTAACGGTGAAATCAAAGAAACATGTGTCTGCACAGTTGAAGGCGTTGAATATAACGGTGGCCTTAACAACGCCGCAAGAATCAATGTTGGATTAGATGTTATTAACACATTATCCACACACTATGGAATCACTGCACCAATCTTCATAGATAACGCGGAAAGTGTGACAGATATTATTCCGACAGAAGCACAACAAATTCAATTAGTAGTAAGTGGCCAAGATAAAACATTAAGAATGGAGACTATATAAAATGACTGAAAATAATAAATTACAAACTATTGAACAACAATTAATACAAGAAAAGAACGTATCTGACAACGTATTAAACAAAGTGAGAGTTTTAGAATCACAAGGCAATTTGGAATTGCCAAATGATTATTCACCAAGTAATGCCATGAAACAAGCATGGTTACAAATCAGCCAAGATAACAAATTAATGAGTTGTAACGATACAAGCAAAGCAAATGCCTTATTAGACATGGTAACGCAAGGTTTAAATCCAGCTAAAAATCAATGCTACTTTATTCCTTACGGCAACAAAATGCAGTTACAACGTAGCTATCACGGTAATGTAATGATGTTAAAACGTGATGCAGGTGCTCAAGATGTTGTTGCTCAAGTGATTTATAAAGGCGATACATTCAAGCAAGAAATGGGAGAAACAGGACGTATCAAAGCGATTAAACACGAACAAGAATTCTTTAACATCGACAAAGAAAACATTATCGGTGCTTACTGCACAATCGTATTTAATGATGGACGAGATAACTATATTGAAGTCATGACTATTGAACAAATTAAACAAGCATGGATGCAGTCATCAATGATTAAAGATGAAAAAGCATTACAAAATTCTAAAACACATAATAACTTCAAAGAAGAAATGGCTAAAAAAACAGTTATCAATAGAGCTGCTAAACGTTATATCAACACTTCAACAGATAGCAATCTTTTCAAATATGCACAAGAATCTGAACAACGTCAACGTAAAGATGTCCTAGATGCAGAAGTGGAAGAACAAGCAAATCAAGAAGAACTTGATTTTGAACAACCACAACAATATGAAGAGGCTCAATTTAAAGAAGTAGAAGAATCTGAACCAGCTGATGTAAGTAACTTTGAAGAAGTATCGCAAGAAGCACCTAAGCAAGAAAGTGAGAAAGACCCATTTTAATTGAAACATTAGCAACAGGATCAAATGGTAACTGCTATCACATTAATGATGGCAGTACCTCACTTCTTATTGAAGCTGGTATCAAATTTGAAAAGGTTCAAAAACACTTCAAAGGTCGAACAAGAAAAATTAAAGGTTGTTTAATTACTCATGAACATGGTGACCACGCCAAATATATAAAACAATATGTCAACGAAGGTATTAACTGTCATATGACTATAGGCACTCAACAAGCAATTCCTACAGAAAGTCATAGAATATGCACAATCAAAGCAAAACAAGAACTAAGAATCGGTACATGGACGATACTACCATTTGATATTGAACATGACGCTAATGAACCAGTTGGCTTTTTACTCAAAAGCGTTCATGGCTACAAAGTTTTGTATATCACAGATACAAAATATCTCAAATATAAGTTCAAAGGCGTTACACACATGATGTTAGAAGTGAATTACATCTACGAACAGATGCAGCAAAACATTAAAGATGAAGTAATTCATAACGTATTGGCCAATCGTATTATGGAGTCTCATTTTAGCTTAGAACATGCAATTGGAATGTTAGAAGCAAATGATTTATCAAAACTAGAAGAAATTCACTTAATTCATTTAAGTAGTAATAACGCAAACGCAACTTATATAAAACAAAGTATTCAGGAAGTTACAGGCGTTCCTGTATATGTAGGAGGACAATAAATGATTAACAGAGTCGTATTAGTAGGTCGTTTAACTAAAGATCCTGAATTTAGAACAACTCAAAGTGGAATTGATGTTGCTACTTTCACACTAGCAGTTAATCGTAATTTCACAAACGCACAGGGCGAACGTGAAGCAGATTTTATCAATATTATCGTATTTAGAAAACAAGCACACAATGTTAACAACTATTTATCGAAAGGAAAATTAGCAGGCGTTGATGGTCGAATTCAATCACGCAGTTATGAAAATCAAGAAGGCCGTCGAATATTTGTGACTGAAGTAGTTGCAGATAGCGTTCAATTTCTTGAACCTAAAAATTCAAATGATGGCCAACGTTCACAGAACAATAATTCCCAAGACAACGGTCAAGGATTTGGTGGTCAGCAATCAGGACAAAATACATCTTACAACAACAATAATTCATCAAACTCAAATCAGTCGGATAACCCGTTTGCAAATGCTAATGGACCGATTGATATCAGTGATGATGACTTACCATTTTAAAGGAGTGAGGGAGTGGAAATAAATGCCGGAAAAAAATTATATTCCGGGGGGCTATATTCTATTATCTCGGAGGCTTATAGAAAGCGAAATATGGGATAAGCCTCCCATGTATTTAAAAGTTTGGATTTACATTCTTACAAAGGCAAGGCACAAAGCGAATCAAAAATTTAGTCGTGGAGAGTTATTAATCAGTATTCCAGAGATTCAAGAAGCTTGCAGCCATAAGGTTGGATTCAGAAAAGTTAAGCCAACAAAAGACCAAATTTACAACATTATTGAGTGGCTACGAAGCGTAAATGAAAGCAACTATGAAGACGACTACGAAAACGACACGAATACAACTATGATAGCAACGACGAAGACAACACGGGGAATGGTCGTAAAAGTGCTTAACTACAACGTTTATCAAGACCCGAAAAATTACGAAGACAACGGTGTAAGCAACTATGAAGACGTTACGAAGACAACTACGAAAGCTAAACGAAAGCAACGACTACCCGATACTATACACAAGAATGTAAAGAATGAGAAGAATGATAAAAATGTAAAGAATGAGAAGAATGTTGTTGTAGGCGACGACTTCGCTACGATTTACAACCTGTATCAAGAAAATATCGAACAGATACCAAGTCCAATTACAACTGAAAAACTAACTCAAGATATGGATCATTACGGAAAAGAGTTAGTAGCGTATGCAATAAGAAAAGCTGCACTGAATAATTCTCATAATTACAAATTCATAGACTACTTACTCAAAGATTGGCGTAAGCGTAACTTAACAACCATAAAAGCAGTTGAACAATACGAACAACAAAGAAAGGAACAAAAAGAACAGTCCTATCAACCTAAAGTAACGCAATCAAGAGAAAAGACACCAGAATGGTTGAAGAATCGTAATCAAGAAAAAGAAACGGTTGATGATGATCCTGAGTTTGAAAAAGAGCGACTAGCATTTATGAAACAGCTTGAACAAGATTGGTCGGAATAAGTTATTGGAGGACGAGTAAATGACGAAATTACATTTTGGCTCGAAAGAGTATTTTGAAAAGCAATCAGAATTTTGGTTTAAAGAAAATTCGAAACATATTTCAGAACGTAACGCGTATAAAAAACAACTAGATGAACTTATCAATGATATGAAAGAAGTGAGAAAGAAGGCAGAGGCGTGGGATAAGTTAAAAAAAGAAAAACTGAATGACTACAAACGATATAGCAAAAAGTTAGAGGAAGCATGGGGATTTGATTATATAACTAGACCGATTGAAAATTATTTAGGCGAAATGGAACTGATATTAAAACGCATGGACCAGCTAGACAGGACGAAAGAGTTTCAAAACTTATTAAGCGGTTTGGAGGAACAATAATGACTAATCAAGAATTATTTGAAACATTTGAAGAGGTAATTGATGAATTAAAACGGACGGTTCCAGGACTTGAAAATAAAGCAGACAAATTAGTTATCAATGAAGTTATAAAATTAATAGATTCTGTAGCTTGGCAATACGAGGAGGAACAATAAATGACTAATCAATTAGAAATTAAATTATTATCAGAAAACGCGACTATGCCGAAGAGAGATAGATTAGATGCTGGGTACGACATCTATTCAGCAGAAACAGTAATACTTGAGCCACAAGAAAAAGCGGTGATTAAAACAGATGTAGCAGTAAATATTCCAGAGGGCTATGTAGGGCTATTGACATCAAGAAGTGGTGTAAGTAGTAAAACACATTTAGTGATTGAAACTGGGAAGATAGATGCCGGCTATCAAGGGAATTTAGGAATTAATATTAAGAATGATAATGAAACTTTAGAAAATTGGATTGCGTACAACTTTAGTGACCTTGCATTGAATATTAAAGAAAAAACTATTTCAACATTTGATGATAGAGATGTGATGATGGGGACTTATCAAATCAACAAAGGCGACAAACTCGCACAACTCGTTATCGTACCTATTTGGACACCTGAGTTAAAACAAGTAGATGAGTTTAGTTGTGTGTCAGAGAGAGGGGCAGACGGTTTTGGATCAACAGGATACTAATTCTAAACGTGTCGAAATCGATACGGTTAAAAATAAGGATATTCTAACTAAAGTGAAAGAGGTGCTGGGGAAGTGAAACAATATCTAATTAAAACGAATAAATTAATGATCTTATTAGATCAACATGATATACCGTTCGAATATCATATCAATTCCGATGAGAACAACACTATCGAAGTTGGTAACTGTGTTATCGAAGAAAAAAGAGAAGGCGTTTATTTTGTTAATACTAAAACATTTGGCGTAGCAACAAAGGACGTTAACGCGATTGTCGATTTTGTATATGGTTATCTTCGTTTGATGGAATCACATGATGAATATGTGAATGGAGGTTATAAAAATGAGCACTTTGAAAGATGAGGCGGTTGAGTATATAGCTGGTAATACAGAGAAAAGAGACAAGATGGAACGTGATTACGCTATGCATGCTATTGAAACATACGAGAAGTATGGTATCGAATCGCCAGATGAAGAAACATTAAAAGAAATGTATAGAATCGAAATGTTGAAATATAAAGGGAGTGCTAAAGATGAATAGAAAAGAGTGTATCAAAACGATTTTAATTAGTGTCGCAGCTATTGAGATTTACCGTTTACTTACTTATGTTGTTGAGCAAGTTAAGTATAAGCAAGACGATATTGACGTCCCGCCGAAAGACTTTAATGAATTTGATCATATCCATTTGAATGCTGAGGTGTCGGATTGATGGACTGGTATATTGTATTAATCCCAATTTTATATTTAGTTTGGATAGTTATTAAAAGCAGAGATGAGCGAAAATTATGAGCAGTTATGATTACTTGAGAATGGAGGGTAAGTATTGTATTCAAAAGAAGCTATTATTAACATGATTGATAATTACCAAATGACGTGTAAATATTTAGTTACTGTAATACCAGATTGTGATAGTAACTCAATTGCACAGTATGGTATACAAGCAACTTTACCTAAACCACAAGGGAAGAACGGGAGTAAGGTTGAGGACACTGTTATACGTCGTGAGAGAATGAGTAAACGTCATGCTCAGATGTTAGCGGAAGTAGAATTTATCAATCAATCCCAACAGAAGTTAGGGCATGTTGACTTTATATTCTTAAGTCACTTAAAAAAGGGTAGACGCAGAGATGAAATAATAAAAGACATGCCAAACTCTCGATTAAATAGAACTAACTTTTTGGCACGTAAAGATGACTTAGCAGAAAAAATATATTTGTTACAGTGACAAAAATGACGAAAATGACGAAAATGACACTATTTTTAGAATGGACAGAATTTTTAATATAATGGTTATAGAGGTTTTATCTCAACCCAAAAACATTCTATTGCTCCTGGATATATGTTTATGGCATTCACTCTAAAGTGGGTGCCATTTTTATGTGTATAAGTTATAATAAAGGCGTAGTGCAATTTAAAAGTGGAGGAATGGGAAAATGAGAAAAGATTCAGTGAAAGCATACGGAGAAATGCAGGATTCAATAAATGTTTATGGTACACAAAAAGTGAATGAATTCATTATGAGAAACAATAGCATAGAAAACATGTTTCATAGATTAATAATCGAACAAATGATTGAAGTTAAAAATAGAATTGTGGTTTATAATTTGGATGAAAAAAATGGTGTTTTAAGATTCTATTATATAGATAACAACACTTTGACTAAAGTAGTCTTAAAGAAAGAAGATGGAACATTTAATTGCTTAAACATCCAAACAAAACCATATTTAATAAGTGTTAATGGTAAAGATGGAAATATAAATCAATTAATTGAAAGTGCTGATATTTTCTATAGTAAAAATTTAGAACATAAAATTACAATTGAAAATCCTAACAAATCAAATATTGATTTTCCTGGTTTTATAAGTCAATTAAAAATATAAGACTTTAATTATAGCACCTAAACAGGTGCTATTTTTATACACAAATTTAAATAAGCAATTAGCGTGAAAGTGGTGGTATATGACATGAAACTAACTTTGAAACAACAAAGATTCGCAGATGAGTATATAAAAAGTGGTAATGCTTTCCAATCAGCTATAAGAGCTGGTTACAGTAAAAACTACGCAAGCAAGAATGTTTCTAAATTGTTGGAAAATGTTGGTGTTAAAACTTACATTGACAATCGTTTGGAAGAACTCAAAAAAGAAAGCATAGCAGATCAAGACGAAATTATGCAGTATCTTACTTCGGTAATGCGAGGGCAGGTTAATGACGTTGAGTTGATGAATGTGCCAGTGGGCGACTTCGTTTCAGAAATACAAGCACATGAAAAACGTTCAGATACTTCGGCACGAACCAAAGCGGCCGAGTTACTCGGTAAACGTTATCGTATGTGGACTGAGAAACAAGAAGTCGAACTAACTACACCTATATTCGTGGACGATGTGCCAGAAGATGACTAAAAGAAAGCTAGTTAGTCCGTCAAAAGTAATCGGCGGTGGTTACAACAGATTTTGGCACAACAAAGACATGTATAGGGTAGTTAAAGGCTCACGTGGTAGCAAGAAAAGTAAAACAACGGCACTTAACTTCATTTACCGGTTAATGCAATACGAGTGGGCTAATTTGCTCGTTGTAAGACGTTTTAGTAATACCAACAAACAATCAACATACACAGATTTAAAGTGGGCGGCTAACCAATTGGGAGTTGCCCACTTATTTAAATTCAATGAAAGCATGCCAGAGATAACGTATAAGCCAACCGGTCAAAAGATACTGTTTAGAGGTTTAGACGATCCATTAAAGATAACTTCTATCACAGTGGACAAAGGCATATTATGTTGGGCATGGTTTGAAGAGGCATACCAGATTGAAACGTTTGATAAGTTTAGTACCGTGACTGAATCAATTCGAGGTAGTATCGACACAGATGACTTCTTCAAACAGATAACAGTAACATTTAACCCTTGGAGTGAACGTCATTGGCTTAAACGTACTTTCTTCGATGAAGATACTAAGTTGAAAAACACGTTTTCGTATACAACAACGTACAGAGTTAACGAGTGGTTAGACCAAGCCGACATTGATCGTTACGAAGATTTATATCGTACTAATCCACGACGCGCAAGAATCGTCTGTGATGGCGATTGGGGCATTGCTGAGGGACTTGTTTACGATAACTTCGAGGTTGTTCAGTTTGATTGGTTTGCGAAGTATAAAGAAACGCAGTTGAAAGTACATGCTATCGACTTTGGTTTCACAAACGATCCTACTGCATTAGTTAGTGTGGTCGTTGATTTAGTCAATAAAGAATTATATATCTACGATGAACATTATGAGAAAGCAATGGTCACTGATGAGATATACCAAATGATTGTCGATAAAGGTTTGAAAGACGCAGAGATTAAAGCAGATAGAGAATTGCGCTTGATTACAGAGCTACGCAACAAAGGTATTAGCAAAATCAAAGCAGCGTTTAAGCCAGGTGGTTCGATTATGGCAGGTGTTCAGTATGTGCAAGGCTTTAAGATATACGTCCACCCATCATGTGAACATACTATCGAAGAATTGAACACATACACGTTCGACCAAGATAATGAAGGTAACTGGTTAAACAAACCGATAGACAAAAACAATCACGCACTAGACGCATTGCGTTATAGTCTCGAAGATTTAATATTCAAACGAACAGTTAAGGAAGACGCTAACAGTTTACGTCGAATGAAAGGAATGTTAAGAGGTTAATGGATAATAGATATGCAACATTAGTTAATAAAGCTAGATTCTCGAAATTCGCAAACGATGACTTTTTAGTCGAAGATGTTGACGAGTTACTACAAGAAGAAACACTTCGAGACTTCGTTAATAAGCATAAACAAGACCAAGTGCCGAGATTAGAAACGTTAGAAGATTATTACCTAGCACGTAACACTGGTATATTGAGCGGTAAGCGTAGACTAGATGACACTAAGTCAGACCATCGTGTTGTACATAACTTTGCAAAGTATGTATCACGTTTTATTGTTGGTTATCTGACAGGTAATCCAATTACGATTACGCATAAAGACGAAAATACTAACGCGAAGTTAATCGAACTAAACGACCATAATGACGCAGACGCAGTTAACAGTGATTTAGCGTTGAACTTATCAATTTATGGTAGAGCATATGAGATCGTTTATCGTGATTTCGAAGATAAAGACACGTTTAAGTTGCTAGATCCAAAGAATACATTTGTCGTTTACGATATGACTTTAGATAAAAAAGTTGTAGCAGGTGTACGCTATTACGAGAAAGAAAACGCGCAAAAGATACCTATCCAACATATCGAAGTATATACAAGCACTGATATTCATTACATTCAGATTAACAACGGTAAGTTTCAAACATTCGAATCTGTACCGCATTATTACAATGATGTACCAGTTATCGAATATCTTAACGATCAATTTAAACAAGGTGACTTTGAAAACGTGTTGAGTAAGATTGACGCATACGATAGTGCTCAGTCTGATACAGCTAACTATATGTCAGATTTAAATGACGCAATGTTAGCTATTATCGGCAACATGGATTTAGAAGGCGATGACGCTAAAGCGTTCCAAGACGCGAATATGGTACACATTCAACCGTCGATGAACGCGAACGGTAACGAAGGCAAAGCAGACGTTAAATACATCTATAAACAATACGATGTAGCGGGTACTGAGGCATATAAAAGTCGTTTGCAGAAAGATATACACAAAGAAACGAATACACCAGACCTTAATGATGAAAACTTTAGTGGCGTTCAATCAGGTCAAGCTATGCAATACAAGTTGTTCGGGCTTGAACAGTTAAGAGCGATTAAAGAACGCTTATTCAAAAAAGGTTTAATGAAACGTTACAAATTGTTATTTAACAACATTAACATCGAGAACTTAACGCAGTTATCTTACAAAGAAATTGAAATACAGTTTTCTCCTAACTTGCCCAAATCGATGATGGAATCTATTGAGGCGTTCAATGCGGTTCATGGTCAGATTTCTGAATCAACTAGCTTATCGTTACTCGACTTCATTGATGATCCTAACGAAGAACTTGAGAAGATGAAGAAAGAACGTGAGAAAGAAGAACAACAATCTGACGCATTAGCTTATCCAGAAACATTTAAGCAAGAGGTTCAACCATCAAACGAAAAAGTAGATGATGAAGATGACAGAGGATAATCAATACTGGATTGAACGCGCACAGAATACAATTGATAGTGAAGTAGTACAAGACGCTAAAGTGGTTGCAGAAATAGAGCGTATTATTGCATTAATGTACGCAGAGATAGCAAAAGAACTGTTAGCATTCTACGCTAAATACGCGACGTCTGAGGGCATTTCTATTGCAGAGGCTAAAAAGGTTATCGACGAGTTTGATGTTGTAGCATTTAAAGGAAAAGCTAAAGAGTATGTCGAAACAAAAGACTTTAGCGAGAAAGCTAACAAAGAACTAAAAAAGTACAATACTAAGATGTATGTTTCACGTGAGCGAATGCTTAAACAAACACTCGACTTAACTATTAAGAAACACGGTTATCGAGTAGAAAAAGAAATCGAAAAAGGTTTAGTTAATGCGATTGAACGTGAAACGAAACGACAATCCGGCATTTTAGGTGATGTGAGTATTAAAGACCGTCACATTAAAGCAATCGTTAATAGTAATTTTAAAGGTGCAACATGGTCAAAACGTTTGTGGCGTGATATGGATAAAGTGCGAAAAGAGGTTGAACGTATAACTACTAACGTGGTTGCACGTGGTCGCCACCCTAACGAATACGTTGCTAAGTTTAAAAAGAAGATGGGCGTTAGTACATATGAGGCTAAACGCTTACTCATCACTGAATCGGCACGTGTTCAAACCGAGGCACAAAAGATATCGTATCTCGAAATGTTGGGAGAAGATGGCGAATATACTTACGTTGCTAAGCTAGATAACAAGACCAGTGATACGTGCAGAAGTATGGACGGTAAAACGTTCAAAGTGAAAGACATGACACCAGGTGTAAATGCACCGCCATTGCACGCACATTGCAGAAGTACAACAATGCCTAAGATTACGAATTGGCGTGATAAATTCTTTGCTGAACGCAAAGGTAAATATTCCGGTAAAAAGTGAGGTGATAAACATGAGCATTCAAGAAAGACTTGATAATGTTATCGATGAATACTTACAAACATTCGCACAAGATCCTAACGACATTCTTAACGACAACATGACCGATTTAGAAAAGGTGGAGTTATTAGAAAAAGCAATACAGGAGGGCGACCCTAATGTCGGATTATAATAAGCAAGTTGTTACTGCATTGAATGGTATTTGGGAAGAATTAAGAAAGCTGAATGAAAGTAAGCCAACACCTAAGCCAAATCGACAAGAAGAAAAAGAAAATAAGAAATCGTTTGAACCTAAAAACTTTATTTAGGTTCTTTTTTATGTCCGAACCATGCTCACGACACTAAAAGGCGCAAGTGTATATAGTCCAAACCATGCAATGACTTAAAACTTATCAAGAGTAAATAAATGAGGTGTAATCGAATGGATATCCAAGATAAATTGAAACTCAAATTACAATTCTTTGCCGACGAATCTAATGAAGATGATGAAAATAACGATGAAGCAACTGATGAAGAAGGTAAAGAAAAAGACGAAAAGACTTATTCAGAAGAAGAGTTTAACCAACGTTTAAATGATGAATTAAAACGTCGTATGAAACAAAAGGAACAAGAAAAGCAAGACGCCATTGAAGAGGCAAAAAAGCTAGCAAAGATGAATAAAGATCAACAAGAACAATATGAACTTGAAAAAGTGCGTAAAGAAAATGAAGAATTACGCAATAAACAAGCACGTTATGAAATGCGTGATATTGCTCGAAAAATGTTGAACGAACGTGACATTAAAGCAAATGATGAAATTTTAGACTTTGTGGTTTCTACCGACGCAGATGAAACACAAGAGAAGATTGAATCATTCTCTAAAATCTTAAACGATATGGTACAAGCCAAAGTTAAAGAATCGTTACGTCAAGGTTCTCCGAAAAACGTTTCATCTAGCGGTATGTCAAAACAAGATATTTTAAACATTAAAGACGATATGCAAAGACAGCAAGCTATTGCTCGAAATCGTCACTTATTTAACTAAAATGGAGGTTATTAATTATGGCAGAAAACAATTTAATTGACGTTCAAGCGTTAGGCGAGGCTAAGTCAATCGACTTCGCTAACAAAATGGGCGAAAACTTAAACAAATTATTCGAGGCTTTAAACATTACAAATAAAATTCCTATGAATGTAGGTACTGCATTAAAACAATATCGTTTTAAAGTAGATCCAACAGGTAATAACGACGGAATCGTAGCAGAAGGCGACGAAATTCCATTGACTAAAGTTGAACGTGAACAAGTCGACATCACTGAATTGAAATTCAAGAAATTCAGAAAATCTACATCAGCTGAGGCAGTACAAGCACATGGTTATGATTTAGCAGTTAACCAAACTGACAACGAGTTATTACGTTATGTGCAAAAACGTTTTAGAACAGACTTCTTTGATATGTTACGCGCAGCTTTAAACAACAAACAACGTACGAACAAAGCAAAATTGGAAGGTAAGAACTTACAAGGCGCATTAGCAAAAGGCCGCGCTAACTTATCTGTATTATTAGATACAGAAGTAACACCTATTGCGTTAGTTAATCCTAACGATGTTGCTGGTCATCTTGCTGAAGGATTAATTAATTCAAACGGTTCTTTCTTCGGTTTAAACTTATTAACTACTTATGTTGGCGTACGTGTTATTGAATTCTCTGACGTACCAGAGGGCGAAGTTTGGTTAACAGTTGCCGAAAATTTAAACGTTGCTTATGCAAATCCACGTGGTGAATTATCTCGTGCGTTCCCATTCGCAACAGATCAAACAGGTTTTGTTGGTGTGTTACATGACATCATCTCTAACCGTTTAACTACTGAGACTATTATGGCGCATGCAATCTCTATGTTCCCAGAAAATATTGACGCAGTAGTTAAAGTTGATATCAAACCAGAAAAGGCACAAGCTGCGACACCGGCTCAATAAATTAAAGAAGGTGCTAGCGCATGGATTATTTAAAAAAGGTTAAAACTCGTATTGGATTAACTGATGATTTACAAGATGAGCAGTTAAAAACGATAATTGAAAACGTTGAGGCTGAACTATTATCACGTATACCAAAGCAACCAGATGACGTTATACCGTCTGAATTAGACTTCATTGTAATTGAAGTATCTAGCAAACGTTATAATCGAATCGGCGCAGAGGGTATGACATCAGAAAGTGTTGATGGTCGCTCAAACAGTTTTGAGGCTAACGATTTTGACGCTTATGATAAAATCATCGACGCCCTTTTTCCAGTTGATACACTTGAGCGCAAAGGTGGTATCAGATTCTATTGAGATACAACAAACGTGTTCAATTTGCCGTTGAAACTAAAGGGGCGTACAATCCGAAAACGAGTAAAACCGAAAAAGTTGAACGGGTATATGACCCGATACCATGTAACATTAGTCCATTGTCTGCAGAGAAAACTGTTGTTGAATTTGGCAACATCAAGAAAAATATCAATATCATTCGTTTAAACGGTTATTTTGAGGCGAAAGTGACTCATGCTTATATTAATAGCGTTAAGTATTTAATTGTTAAGAAAATCAACTATGAGCATGATACAGTGTTCTATGTTGAGGAGGTTAACTAATGCGCATTGATGGTATAGATGAGTTACTAAGCGCAATGCATACGGCACACGATGACATTGATGATGACGCTGATGTGATATTACGTGAAAACGCAAAAGAATTTGTATCTGATACCGTTTTAAGTGCAAGAGAAAACTTTGTTAAAGGTTACTGGACTGGTAATCTAGCACGACAAATTGAAAGTGCGAAAAACGGTCATTTAGAATATGAGGTTACTTCTCAAGCAGGTTATAGTGGTTTTGTTGAATATGGTACAAGATATATGGAACCAGAAACGTTTATGAAACCAGTATATGAGAAATTTATGATACAAATAAATGAAGATTTTGAACGCCTTCTGAATGGTTAGGAGGTGTTTTTTATGCAATCAGCTAAGCTACAGTTATTTAACTATTTATACGAACGATTTCAGTCATTGGAAGTACCGGTCATTGAAACAAAAGAATTGAACCAAGAGTTACCATATCCGTTCATAGCGATTCAAACAGTTAATGACCATATTTCTCGGTTAACTTTTGACAGTTATAGTGGTTCCCCCAGTGCCACCGTACACATATGGTCATTAAGTGATGATAAAGGCGCAAATGATGAGTTATATATGCAGGTTCAAAACGTATTATTGAATGATATTTCGTTAGATGGTTACACGTTAACGCAACCTAACCTAACAGTTAATGAATTGACTGTTACAGAAACAAATCAAGAATTATTACACACAGTTATAAACATTGAATATAACGCACACTAGCAACTCGTTAAGTCGAGTTGCTTTTTTATTACTATAAATTGGAGGTATTAACCTATGGCAATTAAACAGGGTACTGATGAATTAATTTTACTTCGTCCCGTTGGCGCTAAAGAGGACGCTGACAAAGTAATGTGGATTACACAAATGGAACGTGAAACAGAAAAAGACCGTGACACAGAGGCGACTATGGACGGATCTGTTAATAGCGGTGGTTCTTTAGAAAGTACAGTTACATGGACTTGCTACATGAATCACGATGATACGTTAGCAGATGAAGTTGAGGACGCGACTGAGGAAGATACTCCTTATGAAGTGTGGGTAATCAACAAACGCGTTCAAAAGAACGGTAAATATAAAGCAGAATATAGACAAGGTTACTTCAATTCAATCAATCGTTCTAACGAGGCTGATGGTATTGCGGAGTTTGAAGTTGAATACGGCGTTTATATGAAAAAAATTCGTGGTTGGGCTACATTACCAAATGTTATCGAGCAAAACAAAGCGCAATATGGTTTCCACGATACTGTTGCTGCCGATCCAGCTAACGATGGACTTGCTGAAAGCATGCCACAACCAAATGAACCATCAACAGCTACTAAACCAGCGTCAGACAAATAATTATGAGGGCTTAACGCCCTCTTTTTTATAAAATAAATTAAAGTGAGGTTATTACATTATGCATATTAATTTTAACGGTCAAGAATTAGAGTTATCTTTCGGATTAAGATTTGTGAATGAAATTGATAGAGAATTAGGATTCGACGTCGATCAAATGGCAGTTGGTCAAGGTTTAAACTTACTTGTTCCAAACTTAAAAACAAATAACATTGCAGCATTATCAAAAATCGTTAAAGCGGCGGTGGCACATCATAAAAAAGCACCTAAAACTGACGAAGATTTAGAAGAAGTGTTAAAAGATATCATCGAGAACAAAGGACTCGAAGAATTTTGTGAAGAAACTATCGAGGAACTGGGAAAGAATGTGTTAACCCAAAACCTAGTGCCAGACGAGTACAAGAAGAACAAGAAGAAGAAATAAACGATGATGATGTAATGACGTATGATCGTCTAATTGTTCTATGTATGAGTAAGTTGAAAATATATAACTTAAAAGACATAGAAATGATGACGTTACGTGAATTCAATTATCGAATGTGGGCGCTTGAATATGAACAACTTGATAAAGATATGGAAATGTATAAGCTAGCTTTTGCTATTCGTGACGCACAAGCAGAACAAAAGGTAAAAGGTGGCAAAAAAGGCGAAATGGAATACAAATATAGTAACGCCGATGAAATCATCGATTATCAAGCGAATGTTAAACGTCTTAATAAAGGCGAGCCGCTCAAATTCGGCAGTGAATCGAAGTTTGAAGATAACAAACCAAACAAAGACTTATTACAAATGATTGCTAACTTTAATAAAAAATAGATTGGAGGTGTGTGGAACGTGGCAGATTATCAAATTAGTACGACTTTGAAGGCTGATACAGATAAGTTTAAGCGTGAGTTTAGAAAAGCTATCGGCGATACAGAACACTTTAAAGCAGTTGCTGAGAGTATCAAAGATATTAAACTAGACGCAGATACGACAGGCGTAACAAAAGGCGTCAATGAGGCTAAAAAAGCAATTGAAGAATTCGAAATGTCAGAGGCAAACGCTAAATTAGATATTGACTCTAGTCACTTACGTGGACAAGTTAACCAAGCTAAAGCGATTATCAAGTCATTCGATAATGTTGAGGCAGACGCTAATTTAAAAGCAGATATTACGCAAGCCGTTACAAATATCGCAGAGCTAGAGCGATATATTGAACGAATTGATAACGATAGTCCAGACGTAGAAGTTAAAGCCGACGTTTCTAAAGCGAACGCACAAATCAGATTGTTACAAGCGAACCTTAAAACAATCACAAGTCATCACTATAGTGCGAATTTAGACGCAGACGCTACTAGAGCAAGAGAACAAATTGCTATAGTTAAAAAGTCGTTAAATGACTTTGCTCGACAACGCGCTAAAGCCAAACTTGAAGTAGATCAAAGAGCTGCAGTCGCTCAAATTCGTATCTTTAAAGCGATGTTACGTTCAATACCTAACGTTGTACGCACACGGCTTATTGTTGATGAGAAGAAAGCCGTTGGAGGCTTAAAAGCATTTCATCAAGGTTTAGAAAACGCTAATAATGTATTAGATACTGTGGCGAATGACATTCGTACATTCGGTACTGTATTCAGTAACATGATAAAAGGTGTTATGTTATCTAACATCTCATTACTTGTTCCAGCAATTGCTAGTATCGTTCCAGCTTTAATGTCAGTGTTAAATGCAGCAGGTGTTGTTGCTGGTGGTGCAGTTGGCATTGCAGGAGCATTTGGAGTTGCAGCAGCAGGTGCAGTTGGTTTTGGTGCTATGGCAATATCAGCGTTGCAAATGGTCCAAAATGGTACGCTACAAGCAACCAGTGAGGTTAAGAATTATCAAAAAGCACTAGACGGTCTTAAATCAACGTGGGCAGGCTTAATAAAGCAAAATCAAGCAGAGATATTCAACACTTTAGCAAATGGTGTGAATATAACTAAAACAGCCCTACAAGGTCTAACACCGTTCTTGTCTGGTGTGGCCAAAGGTATGGAACAAGCGAGTGCTAAAATGCTTGATTGGGTTAAAAATTCACAAGTAGCACAAAAATTCTTCCAAATGATGGGAACAACCGGAGTAAGAATATTTAATAATATGTTGAATGCAGCAGGTCAATTTGGAAGTGGTATCATTAGTATGCTTACTCAGTTAGCACCTCTAGCCGAATGGGTTTCTAAAGGTTTTGAAAAAATGGGTGCTTCATTCAATAAATGGGCTCAAAGTACAGCAGGTCAAAATGCTATCAAGTCGTTCATTGAATATACAAAACAAAATTTACCATTAATTGGTCAAATATTCGGAAACACATTCAAAGGTATATTCAACTTAATGAAAGCATTCGCACCAAATACTCACCTTATCTTACAATCTCTTGCTCAAATGTCTGCAAAATTTGCCGAATGGAGTGCTACTATAGCCGAAAGTGACGGTTTTAAGAAGTTTATTCAGTATGTACAAGAAAACGGACCTAAGCTCATCACTTTAATGGGTAATATTATCAGAATACTTATCGCAGTAGGTACTGCTATGGCTCCATTTGCATCAGCAGTTTTAGATGCTGCAGTAGCAATTACAGACTTTATCGCTAAACTAACTGAGGCACACCCGGCAATTGGTGCAATTTTAGGCGTGCTTGCTACGTTAGCAGGTATATTCATGACGATTGGACCACCAATCTTATCAGCTATTGGTTTTATATCTAAGTTTGTCACAGGATTAACAGGTGCAGCTACTGTCCTTGAGGCGTTTTCTGCAATAGGTGCTGCACTAAGCGGAGTGTTGGACACTATAGCATTAGCATTTATGTATTTAAATGCGCCTATAGTTGCTATTGTAGCAGCAGTTGCAGCAGTAATTGCGATATTCGTTGCTTTATGGAATTCATCAGAAGTGGTTAGGGACACGGTAACAAACGCGTGGAACGCAATCAAAAATGCAGTTGGATCAGCAGTAAAAGCAGTAGTTTCGTTCTTCCAAGATTTGATGGGGCAATTCGGATATGTTAAAGGTGGCGTTGACTCATTAGCTCAAGTTTGGGCAGGTTTCGTTAAAACTGTTGAATTTTATATAAAACTCCTTACACCTATATTTAGTTCGACATTCAAAGGAATTATAGTAATTGTCAAAGTAGTCTGGGAAGTTATCAAAGCAGTAATAACAGTCGCAATGCATGTTATCGTTGGAACAATCACTGCGTTATTGCAATTACTTACAGGCGATTGGGAAGGTGCATGGAAAACACTATCTCAAGCAGGAGAAGCAATTTGGAACGCAATTGTAGAAATGGCTAAAAATATCTTTAACATCTTAAAAGATACTTTAGTACAAATTTGGCAAAGGATTGTAAGTTTCTTCTCAGAAGTGTTTGGTCCTTTATCTGGAATAGCGAGTCAGATTTGGCAAGGAATCGTTAATGTTATTGTTACAGTTGTTCAAGCGTTAGGTACATTTTTATCGGCTATATGGCAAGGAATCGTTACAGTAGCCACAACAATTTGGACTACTTTAGTCACTATAGCAACCACATTGTGGAACTTATTAGTCACTACGATTACAACTATAGTTACCACGCTAGGAACAATTTTATCTACAATTTGGACTACGATTGTAACAGTGGCAACTACTATTTGGACGACACTTGTAACCGTCGCTCAAACAATATGGACTATGCTAGTTACAGTCATAACAACAGTAGTTCAAACTATAGTTACATTTGTCACAACTGCGTGGACAACGTTGGTTACTATAACAAGTACTATAATGACTGCAATATCTTCTGTGATATCTACAATATGGCAAACAATAGTTACTATAGTCAGTACAGTTGTATCAACTATTGTATCTTTCGTATCAACTGGTTGGTCTACTCTAATGAGTATAACAAGCTCTATTATGTCTTCTATATCAGGCCTTATTTCAAGCATTTGGTCAACAATAGTAAGTTTTATAAGCAATTCGGTTTCAAGAGCAGTAAGTTTTGTAACCAGTGGCTTTTCAAACATGCTCAGTGCGGTTGGCTCAGCGATGTCAGGTATTGTTAGCTCTGTAATGTCTGGAATGTCTAGAGTTGTTAGCTCTGTAACTTCAGGCGTTTCAAGAGCAGTAAGTGCTGCAAGAGGTTTTATTGGAGATATGGTTCAAGTTGGAGCTGATTTGATACGAGGTATGATAAATGGTATTAAAAATATGGCTAGAGAGCTGGTAAGTGCTGCAAAAGGTGTGGTAATGGGTGCAGTTAACGCTGCTAAAAGCGCATTACACATTGGATCTCCTTCTAAATTATTCCGTCAATATGGTATTTGGACGATGGAAGGTCTAGGAATCGGAATTAATAAAGAAGGTAAAAACGTTATTAGTGGTATGGGCTCAATGGCTACTGATATTACTAAAGCGTTTAACTCACAACTTGCGATACCAGATATTCAAAGCAATTTACAAAAAGCTAACGCTAATTTAAATACACAAATCAACCACAAACATACATTTGAAACTAACCCATCTAAGCGTGTGGTTAAAGTTGAATTTGATGTAAATAACGAGGCTTTAACAGCTATCGTTAATGGTGAATTAGCCAAACAAGATTCTATGTTTACATTTTAGGAGGTCGTTCAATGGATATAGAAATTAAAAAGAAAAACGGTAAAAAATACACATTGGGCGACTTCGGTTTTAAAGTAACCAATGTGAATATAGAAAGTACCGAGCGTGAAACGCAATGGGAAACAAAAGAAAATACAAGTGGACGTATTTTATTAAGCAGTCAATATCGTAAGCGTATTATTACGGTTGACTGCTTTGTTGTTTCTACTAAGTTAAATGACAATCCAAGATTACGTGATGAGTTTTACGCTTTAACTAATGATTTAGAACCGTTTTATATTAGAGAATTAAGAAGATCGAGGGATTTAAATTATCGTTTTATTCAACCGCTAGAAGATGACTATCAAGAAATTGATGATTATAACAATCTTGTATTGAATCATGAGCCGTTTAACGATAACTACTATGTAAATGGTAGACAGTATCAAGTTATCTGTTCTGACGTCATTTCTCCAGAAGAAAACAGAAAGAAAATCAACTTTTCACTCAAGTTTGAAACTGCTGAGATACCATTCGCAGAAAGCATTGGGACATCTTTAGATTTGGAAAAACGACCAGATAAAGAACTATGGTCGAATGATATGAACATACCATTTGATGAAAATGATTATTTAAGAACTTATACGTTTAACGGTTTATATAACAACGCAGTTTACTATCACGGTAACGTTGCTAACAATCAATCTAACTTATACAAGAAAGTGACGATCATATTGGGTACTGATATTAAAGCTACTGATTCGTTTGTTTTTTCATTAGGTACCAGTGATATTATGACAATCAAAGGGATTAACCTAAAAAAGAACGACAAAATTGTCTATGACGGTACACAAACGTATAGAAATGGTGTGCCAATTAATAACGAATCATCGGGAGCACAACCAAAATTTGTACCTGGTTGGAACGAATTTGAATTCAATCATTTTGTTAAGTCAGTGCAGTTTGATATGAAATTTTATTACTTATAGAGGTGTTAACATGTCAATTTTAATAAGCCCAATGCGTGGTCGTGGCAAGTACGTTGACACTTCTACGACTATGATTTCAAAACTCGGTGCTGATACAGTATTGAAATTTGATTTGATTGAGAATGAAGATACTTACGATGTTATCAGAGGTATTCGAAAACGTTGGAGTGTATCACGTGTAGAAGGTCCTAAAGATAAGAAAGAATATGTTGTCTTTCTTATAGATAGACAAACACATGGTAAAAATCAACGTGTATCAGTTAGTTGCAGATATAAACCGTTAGATATCATCAAACGTTATAGAGTATACGAGTCAATTGAAGGAAGTTTTACGGCAGAAAACTTCTTGAAGATAATTTTTAAAGGTACCGGACTTAAATATAAGATTACTAAACCTTTAGGCTCATCTCGATTTGAAAGTGCTGGAGAGGGTGAAAGTGTCGAAGAATTAATCAAAAAGTTTACTGAACATTTCGATGTTGAATTTGAAATTGAATATGATGATAAAAAAGATGAATATATCTTTGTCTTTGCGCCGTATTTAAGCAAAAAAGCAGACTATCATATCGATGATGAAATCAATGCTAATAATATGAAGATTGAGGAAGATAGCGGGGATATGTATACCTATGCAGTTGGTTATGGAGACTATGACGATGATGAAGGTATAGAAAATCCAGGTTTCATCGTTAAATTCGAACACCCTAACATGAAAGATGTAGGCAGATATGACGCCCCGCCAATTAAGGACGGCAGAATTAAAGATCCAGAATTAATGCAAGATAAGTTGAGAACACTTATCGAATCATCTGTTAAAACGTCAATAAGCCTCGATTTTATTGTTCTAAACGATAGATACCCAAATGCTATAGCTAAAGTATCACAAACAGTACACATAAGGCATGCAATATTAGGTTTAAACGTATTCGTGAGAATTGTAGAGGTTACTTGTGTAAGAGATAAAGACAATATAATCGTTAGCCAAGATGTTGTTTTAGGCGATTTTAAACGTAGCGATAGATATAGAAAACGTGTGAGTGAGGCTGCAAGTGCCGTCGGTGGTTTAGGTGGTAAAAGTAATTTTGTTAAGAATTATAAAATGACTACCTCAAGATCAAGTGCAGCTATTAGAACGAATCAAAAGTTAATCGATGATATTTCTGTAGCTAGTGATGAAAAAGACGGTTTAATGTCATCTGAAGATAAAAAGAAACTAGACCAAATTACTAACATTGCATTAAAAGCCAAAAAGTCAGATGGAACCAGTGTTGATTTAACAAAGGCTGAAATTATCGTCGACAAAGACGGTAATTTAAAACTGAAATAGGAGGTTTAACATGAGAAAAACCATATATACCGACCTTGAGACAATTTTCGGCTCGAGATTTGTTCGTGAAAACGAACTGAATTTTATCGCGGTTAGAGATATGTTATTCAATATTGAGGAAATATTGTATAAACATGGTCGTATTGATAAACAAGCTCATAATTCTGAACAAATAAAATACACATTACCAACTGGACCAAGCGTAAATGTAGGGCAAGAATTAACATATCAAAGCCAACGTATTAGAAACCTTGTGTTAGGTACGTTAGGCAATGGGCAACAAGAGGTTAGAGATAGTCGCACGTCTATGGACGGTCAGAATCACAAAATATTATCAGAACGTTTAAGACACGATTTTGCGTCAATTAGCGAAGATACTCAAAAAGTATTAAATGTTACCGATGACGCAACGCATTTATTTATTCCTCCATTCATTCTTAGTGCGGAAAAAGGTGTGAATGAAACGCCATTATCAAGTGATCCAACAGAAAACTTAAAAGCGTTTTATGATGTGTTTGTCGATAATAAGTATTGCTTTAAAAAGTATGTTGGTAAAGACCAATCGAATACTTATAACGTTTATAGCTACACGTTCCAACCACAAAATTACAGTAAAACAATTTTAGTTACGTCTTGCATTCATGGTAATGAATATAGTGCGTTTTATGCATTGAGTCGATTACTAAACTTAATGGTAAACGAATGGCATAAATACCCACATTTAGCCTATCTTCGTAAAAATGTAAGATTGGTAGTTGTACCAATCGTTAATCCATGGGGCTTTGCCAATAACGACCGTGAAAACTGCAATAATGTCGATTTAAACCGTAACTTTGATTATTATTGGGAAAATGGTAGTGGTAAGAGTCCAACGGGTAATAACTACAAAGGTTCTAAGCCATTTAGTGAAAGAGAAAGCAGAAATATGAAATCATTAGTTGAAAGTTTAGGACGTTTTGCAGGCCATATGGATTGTCACAACATCGTTTCACAAGTTAGTGACTATTGTCTGTTTTATCCTAGATTTTCAAACCAACCAAACAACGATATGACGAACCTTTTAAGTGATATGTCGAATTATGGCGACTATATCACATGGGGATCTAGTACATTGTCATCGTTCAGCAACTGGGTAGGTATTTCGAAAAATATTACTTCTTTCTTACCAGAAGTTTATGAGGGTAGAGCCGGGAAACCACGTTCAGCACCAGAAATGTGGCGTTCTGTGTATTTCCTCGGCAATATATTAACAAAACTTGCGACAATGAGAAGTAACAATGCAGGACGAACTGCAACAGAACCGATAGTTAAATCATTTGTTTATAGTAGTCGTTACAATTCAACAGGTATTAAACCATTTTCATTAATTGCAAAAGACGGTTATCAACGTATGTTGATGACACAACAACGATTTAAAGTAACAGGTAATGGTTTTGTAGAGTTGAATGGTTCAATTACCGTTGAACTTTCAAAAGATACAACGTTTGGTGTCAATCCAGGAATTGTACAAAATTACAATCCATTTAGTGGTAATGGTAAGACTAGGAAACGACAACTATTTAAAGTAGAACACAAATTTAAAGCAGGTGTACACACAATTCCATTAAATGCGATTGCACCGGTACAATACTCAACAACTACACCAGACAATGTAAAACGTACAAATGAAGTTATGGCGGTTGTTGATGTTATGCGTAAAAAAGGTGTTTCAAGAATACTTAATATGATCTTGAATGTAAAATTTACACCGTCCCATTCACACAACGCAGTACAAATGTTCACATCTACGAAATACGGTAACCAGAAAGAAAGAACATTTGACCAAATTTATCCAGACAAACCGGCAGCATTTGACGTAAGAAATGAGATTATTAACAAGAAATAGGAGGTTAAATGATGGACGGATTATATAAAGAGGCTTTTATAAAAAGTGTAGATGAACCGTATTTAAGACCGATATCTGACGAGGGTATCGGTTTTTATAATATGGATATCAATACCGCAGTCTTAACATTTCAAGTATTAAAAAATGATTTTCCATTAGAAATTAGTTCGGTCAACACTGTAACATATGCCTATTTCATTTCTGAAAATGGCTCATCAACTGGTCGTGTAAAAGTTGAATATGTTAAACCGATGGAAGGTATTATTAGACTTACTTTAGACAATGACTTTTTAAAAGCTGCGACAGATACTTATGTAACTGGTCAGATTTATATCAGTGCAGTTGGTCGTAAAGATACAGTCGTTTTAAATGAATTCCGGTTCAGAGTTAAAGACGCGCTAATTAATCAAATTGATAGCGATATTAAGATTCGTTATATACGCGAAATTGATGATTTAGTAGACGACTTTAAAGAAAAGATAGCAAATGTATCAAAGAACTTCGAAAGCATTGAAGATGCGCAAGCAGAATTTACAGCGTTTGTTAATGGTTTAAAAAACAATTTCATTAAACAAGTGAATGACCTAAAACAAGAAATGGATTCATTCTCAAATAAAACACAACAGGATATTACAGATAGATTAAATGCAATCGATACAAAGTTGCTAGAGGCTACAGATAAATTAAATATTAAGACGGAAGGATTAGTTAATAACGATCAATTAATTCGTGAATTGTCTAATTATGTAACAAACAAACAGTTTACTGACGAGTTAGGTAAAAAAGCCAATACTAGCGACTTAACTGCTATTTCAAGTGGTTTAGATAAATTGATTCAAGAAAAAGTCGATACGTCAATCGCAAAAATATCTATGCAACAATTCGCTTTAACCGATAAAGACGGTTATATACCTAAAATTGAAAATCCAGATTTAGAAAAAATGAGTAAAATAGATAAGTCGGGACTTTATTATCTATACAATCCGATTAATTCTCCAGATCCCGACAATCAAAGTGGTTACGCGTTTGTATTAGCACGTAGCTCGACTTATAAAAAAATCTTGTTCATGCCATATAATAAACACAAAATTTATTCACGCAACATGATGGGAACTTCAACAGGTTGGGGAAGTTGGTATGACGCTACAAGTAATATCATGTTGAAATAGGAAGTGTATAAAATGAAATATAATATCAATGAAACGCTTAATTTTCTTTTAATATTAGGATTAGCATTTTATACGTTCATCAGAGGTTTTTTCTTTTTCAAAGAACAAGAAAGTGTATTGAGTGATAGTGATTTTTATTTAGCATTACACCAAATCATGCCAATTTGGTGCTGGGGAATTATCATCATGGTTTTTAGTATCATTCTAGCTATTTCTGTCTACTTCCTACCTAAACAGAAAACAAGTAACAAATACAGTTGGTTCTTATTTGTCGGTGGCTTTGGTTGTGCTTTTCTGTACTTTTTAATGACAAGCGCGAGTATCTATAATGCGATTAACTGGTTATCTACAATTCAATTCAGTATCTTATCAGCGCTTTGTTTTAGTATTGGTTTCGTCGGAGGTGCTGACATTTATGACCGAAGATAAAAAACATGTTACTTATGAAGAATGGTGGAAGTCGCGTGAAAATCTACTTGATCGTATTAATGACGTTGATGAAAAACATACAAATTCAATTAGTGATCTAAAAGAAAAAATCGTTGAAGGGAATTTGTACCAGAAACAAACTTATGAAGTTCAAAAAGAAACAAATGAACAAATTAAAATCATGAATGACACCAACTATAAGCAGTGGGACGCGATTAAAGAAATTAATTACACAGTAAAAAAACATGGTAATGATATTCAAAAAATTGAAGGTACCATTTCAGAAAAACAAAAAAATAGCGTGCAAATCACTGTGGCATTTATAAGTGGTGGCTTTGGTGTTTTAATTGCAGCAATTGGTTTAGCACAATATTTATTTTAAGTCGGCGCAATGCGTCGGCTTTTTATTTTAGGCGAAAGAAGGTGTTTATATGGCTTTGCCTTCAAGTGGTAAACCAACTGCGTCAGATGTAGTTGAATGGGCTAAATGGCTAGCTAAAAATAACAAAGGTGTAAACATCGATGGTTTTGCGGGCTACCAATGTTGGGATCTACCAAACTATATTTTTAACCGGTATTGGGGATTCAGAACACGGGGGAACGCAAACGCAATGGCGAATCGTTCGCAGTACCCTAATAGGTCGTGGAAGATATATCGTAACCACAGTTCTTTTGTACCTAAACCAGGCGATGTTGCCGTTTGGACTTATGGTTGGGCAGGTCACACAGCAATTGTTGTAGGTCCTAGTGATAAAGACCATTTTCGTTGCGTTGACCAAAATTGGTATAACGCTAACCAATATTATGGAAGTAAAGCAGCAATCGTTAACCACGATTATGGTGGACATGGCGGAAGTCTTTATTTCGTTAGACCTCCATACAAAGCAGAACCAGCAGACAAACCAGATAAAAAAGATGATGATGACAAGCCATCTAGCAGCGATAAAAATAGTAATAAAAAAGAAAAGAAAGATACTACTGTAATTACTGTTACTGTTGGAGAAGATCCAGAAGAAATCAGTGAACCAGAATTCATTCCACATCGAATTATTAGAGGTAAATTGCGCGGTCACAATCCTAAAGGTGTAACTATTAGAAACGCTCAAACGATGTGTAGCGTTCAAGATTTATACTTCGACAGAGATAAATACTCAGACAGTAAAGAGTACCCACATTTTTACATTGATAAAGACCATATTTGGCAACCAAGGTTAATGGAGAACATTGTTCCTAGTGATCCTGAAAATATCGTCGTAGAAATAGCTGGAGATTATAGCGATACAAAATCAGATTTTCTGTTAAGCGAGATATACGCACTTGTTTTCATCAAAGAGCAATTGGACTTTTTCAAGATACCACTTAAAACGTCAACTATAAAAATTGAAGGTAGTATGTGGCGTACTATTTTAGAACACGGCAACTTTGATACTGTTGTAGACGGTTTACCAAGCAAAGCAACACTTGAGAAAGTAAAAAAAGAGTTGTTAAAACTATATAACGATAGAAAATCGCTTATCCAAGATTTATCAAAATCTAAAACAAAAAAAACAGTTATAAAGGTTGATAAACCTAGTAGCTCAAGCAGTTCTAGTAGTTCAAGCAGCTCAAGTCATAGTAGTACAAAAGCAAAAGTGAAAGTACATTACAGTAACTATACTTTTGCGCGATCAGTTAGTATACAGATGACTAAAGCACCGCAAATTAACTATGGTAAAGGTTGGTATAACGCAAGTCGTGCCGCTACTTTGAAAGCTATGAACAGTTTAGAAATTTGGAACAGTGGCACTCAAAAATATCAAATGTTGAATCTAGGAAAATACCAAGGTATATCAGTTAGTAAATTGAACAAGATTCTAAAAGGTAAAGGCTCATTAAGTGGTCAAGGTAAAGCCGTAGCAGCAGCATGTAAGAAGTATGATTTAAACGAAGTTTATTTAATGGCACATGCATTTTTAGAAAGTGGCAATGGTTCATCATACTTCGCAAGTGGGCGAGCAGGTGTATACAATTACTTTGGTATTGGTGCTTATGATAACAATCCAAACTATGCAATTACCTTTGCGCGTAACGAAGGTTGGACGACACCGGCCAAAGGTATTATGGGCGGTGCTAGATTTGTTCGTCGTGGTTATATTGATCAAAGACAACAAACATTATATAGAATGCGTTGGAATCCACAAAGTCCAGGTAATCATCAATATGCGACTGATGTTCGTTGGGCGTCAATACAAGCAAGTATGATTAAAAGTTACTATGATCGCATGGGATTGAAAGGCGAATATTTCTTACGCGATAGATATAAACAATAGGGCTATGCACTGTGAGTGTGTGGCCCTTAAATTATGATGAAAGAGGTGTTTTGATGGAATTGTACAAAGGCGGAAAAGTAGACGCTAAAATTAATGAACAGGGCGTTAATTTAGGCAATATCAACATTAATTTGTATACAATGGATAACTCAACTTCTGTTGTTGATATTTACTTAAAAAAGAAAAATCTGTTTAGCGAAGATACTAACTATATTCCTATCAATTTAAATCAAACAACATTTAAACCAATACTACATTTATTTACTCAAGACGGTTCTATATTCTCTAATGAACCGCTAGAGGTTATTAAAGCCGAAGACGGGCACGTTAGATATTTAGTATCTGATTACGTTACGCGTCATGTAGGACAAGTTCAATGTAAGCTATTTTTAGTAGATAAAAACAACACTGATGATAGTTCACATGTCGCTGATTTCTTCTTTACTGTTAATGACAGTGGCTTAACACAAGCCGTTGGGAAAGAGATACATGTTGATTTATTAGACGGTATTGTTGAAAAGATAATGAAATCTAATATCGACTTGTTTAAAGGAGAAAAAGGAGACAAAGGAGAACCGGGCAAAGATGGCAAAGACGGCAAAAACGGGATTGATGGTGTTAATGGTATTGACGGTAAACAAGGACCAGCAGGGCCACCTGGTTCAGATGGCGTCGACGGTAAATCTTTTACTTATGAGGACTTCACACAAGAACAACTTGATAAGTTAATGCCCAAATTGCCAGATTTTTCAAAGTGGCAGAAAGCTAAAATGACTAATGATGATGGAACTAATTTTTATGATGCTAACCTACAAATAGATTTTAATAATTCAGACCAATTAATAGCATTACCTGTTGGGACTAGATATATAATTAATTCAACAAATACACCTATCAACGTATCAACTGCTGGTTGGCTAACTAAATTTAGTCGTTCTGATTTACAAACTATGTTAATTAGATATCAACCTTATAATTCAAATATTATTTATCAAAAACGCTTTTATAAAACATGGTCTGATTGGGAAATCATTGTTAATAACATTAGTGATACTGGTTGGCAAAATTTAACATTAGCAAATGGAGTTGTTCCATACAACACTACGAGCACGCCTAAATACCGATTGATTAACGATAGGGGCATGATTGAACTATCGTTAATGGGAACAGTAAAAAACATTAAATCAGTTAAAACTATTATCGCCACTCTACCTAGTAACATAGCTGCTCAGTTAAAAAGGCCTATACCATATGTGCAGAATTGTTCAATTAAAAATGATATCGCTACGACAACAAGAATGGTCATTGAGACGAATGGAGATATATCAATGCAAAATGTTAGTTTTGCTAATTCGTTAATGTCAGAAACAGACTGGTATCCAATCGATATAACTATCAGATTATAGGAGGTAAAACATGGACACTAAAACTGTATATTTATCTAACGGCAAACCGTTTTTAGTAATGAAGAATAGCGAGAATGAATTTATTTATCCAGACGCAAAATATACCGAAATAGAACCGCCTAAAGACTTGTATTTTACTGAAGAATATCCATTAAATTTCAATTTCGAAACGAACGAGTGGCACGGTTTATCAGAATTAGAATACATTGATTTGAAAGCAAGAGAAGAACAACCACAAACACCTAACGAAACAGATGTAAAAGTATCTAAATTACAATTACAGTTATCAATGGCAAGTATCGCAAATTCAAAACTTGCGAGTGAATTGCAAGTTAACAAAGAAAAGACAGATAAACTAGAACAAAACGTCGCAGAATTGTTATTAAAAATGACTGAATATGAAAAGGTGGCTAAAGTAAATGAATAGATTTAAATATCCAACTTACGCAGATGTTAAATACTTTTATGACAGAGGTTGCTACACTGACGAAGAAATTTTAATTTATTACGAATGCGAAGTTATTACAGCTGAAGAATTTACGAAGTTAACAGGAAAAAACGTAAACGAATTCGAACCAATCTATAACATTTAGTTGTAGGTTGGTTTTTATTTTACCTAAAAAGGAGCATAAATAAATGAAAGCAAAAGTAATAGCAAGATATACGGTATTAGTTTTAGCGTTAATTAATCAGTTTTTAGCAAACAAAGGTATTAGTCCTATTCCAGTCGACGAAGAAACAATTTCATCTATCATCTTAACTGTCATCGCTTTATACACAACATATAAAGACAATCCGACTTCGCAAGAAGGTCGTTGGGCTAATCAAAAACTTAAAAAGTACAAAGCTGAAAAGAAATATCGTAACGCAACAGGTCAAGCGCCAGTTTCAAATGAAAATGTAGAACCTACAAATTTAGATGAATTAGGGTAGGTGTTGACTATGTTAATGACTAAATCTCAAGCAGAAAAATGGCTTGATAATTCAGAAGGTAAACAATATAACTTTGACAATTATGCAGGTTTTCAGTGTTATGATTACGCAAATGCGTTTTTTAATGCGGTCACAGGGGCTACATTAACTGGTTTATATGCGAAGAATATACCATTTGATAATGCAATAGTAATTAGCAAATATGCGAAAGTAATTAAAAACTATGATTCTTTCTTACCTCGTAAAACCGATATTGCAGTATTTAATGGTAGTTTAGGCGGTGGCGCTGGTCACGTTGCGGTTGTAACTAAAGCAAATTTAACGCAATTCCAAGTGTTAGAGCAAAACTGGAATGGGCAAGGTTGGACGAATGGCGTTGCGTCTCCAGGTTGGGGCCCGGAAAGAGTGACAAGACGTTGGCACTATTATGATGATCCTATGTACTTTATTCGCTTTGACTTTCCAAGTAAGATCAATGCAGGTAAGAAAGCAAAACAAGTCATTAAAAATGCAGTAGCTAATAACGAAAAAACTAAAGCGAAAATTAAACCTAAGAAAATTATGATTGTAGCTGGACACGGTTATAGTGATCCAGGCGCGGTTGGCAATGGTACAAACGAACGTGATTTTATTCGTAAGAATATCACGCCTCACGTAGCTAGCTATTTACGACAAGCAGGGCATGAAGTCGCTTTATATGGTGGTTCTAAACAATCACAAGATATGTATCAAGATACAGCTTACGGTCAGAATGTTGGTAATCGGTCAGATTATGGTATGTATTGGGTTAAAAAACAGAAGTACGATATTATAGCAGAGTTTCATTTGGACGCAGCAGGCGCCTCAGCGTCGGGCGGTCATGTTATCATCTCTAGTGCATTCAACGCAGATAGAATTGATAAAGACATACAAAAAGTGATTAAAGATAATGTAGGTCAAATCAGAGACATCACACCAAGAAATGACTTACTTAACGCTAATGTTTCGGCAGAAATCAACATGAATTATCGTTTGACTGAATTAGGTTTTATCACTAACAAAACTGACATGGATTGGATAAAGAAGAACAGTAAAAAGTATGCTAAGTTGATAGCAGGAGCGATAAACGGTAAGCCTATCGGTGGTGTGGTCGCTAGTAGTAAGAAACCTAAACCGAAAGATGAAAAGAAACCAGTTATACCAAATGGTTATACATTAGATAAGAATGGCGTGCCTTATAAAAAAGAACGCGGCAAGTACACAGTTACAACTGTCAAAGGTAACAACGTAAGAAGCTCATACAATACTACTGCAGAAATCACAGGTGTTTTACCGAATGGTACATCAATTATTTATGACGGTGCTTACTGCATAAATGGTTATCGTTGGATAACGTATATATCTAATAACGGTAAGCGTCGTTATATAGCAACAGGCGAAGTAGATAAAGACGGTAAACGTTTAAATAGCTTTGGTAAATTCAGCGTAGCGTGATATAATTCAATTGTCATCATGTCATTATACAAGGGTAGTCACTATGGCTACCCTCTTTTTTATTGTATAATAATCTTTGTTCCTGATTTCAAATTAATACTATATTCTACTAACCACATTCTTATGAGTGTGTTTTTTCAATATTAAAAAATCCCCCATCAACTAAGATAGGGGAAGGCTTTAAAAACCTTTTCTTTTAACTTGTCTAAACACAAAAATACTAGAAATGATGATGAATAAGAGTTGAATAAATTTATTTATTGGCGAACTAAATTGAATAGCCTCGATTTGAGTAATAGCACCTATAACAGGTAAAACTATATTTATAAGTAAAAGTAATAAAGATATTGCAAGTAATACTTGTTGTGATTTTGGCATTTTAATGCTCCTAAGACAGTAACTATTCACTTCTTATGGTTTGTTGAAAAAAAGAAAGCCGCTAAAAACATAATTGGAAATATAGCAAATAGTCGTATGTTAAATGTATTTTTTCCAAATATGACTGGTAAAGCAATGTATATAATAAAGCTAATGACTAAAAATATTAAATAGACTTTTTTATTATTACTCAAATTTACACCTTATAATACAATCGCTATAAATGCTCTAGCAACTACATATGCGAATTGTTTATTAAAACCGAAGTTTTTATTTAATGCATTAGCTATAGCATCAGATAAGTTTCCTTCAAAACCAGTTAAGATATCACAGAATTTGTTTATACTTTGATAATGGAACATTACCAGTTTTGTTCCAGTAGTATTTTCAATCTTTTTAACTAACTTATTCCATGCTTTTTCTCCAACCTTATTTACAGTTGCTTTAATTGCTTTGGCACCAGCTTTAGCTGTCATTGTTGCTTTACCTCTATCAGCGACACCATCTCTATAATTTCTAACTTGTTTTTTCAATTCCTCTGCGGCAGCAGGATCTTTAAATTCATTTTTACTGTTATCTATTTCTTTCAGTAAAGCGTCACCAGTTTTTTTACGTTGTTCCATTTCTTTGTCAACAGCTTTCATTGTTTCGGCATTAGCTTTACCTGATTCTACAGTGAAATAAATAGGTCCTGAAATTATTGACAAAGCAATTGTTGCAGTTGCTATTTTTTTAAACTTTTTATTCATAGAAATTATCTCCTTTAATAAATAATTTCCCAATAAACATTCCCAATTTCACCTTATCATAAACGAATATATTTTTGATGTAAATTTTGTAAATTATATAATAAATGGTAATATCACGTGTCAAATACGTGTCAAAATAGTTATACTTATTTAGGTCTATTCAGAAAACAAATCTCTAAAAATACTGTAGTTAGGCCTTTTTACAGTTGTTTAGAAAATTAGATTTATCCCTCCGTTTCCGTAATATCATTAACCCCATTAAATCAACGTTTAATTCACGTGATTTAATGGGGTTTTTATATAGATATAGTTTAATGGTGTGGATTAATCTAAATGTTTATTAATTACTGAATCTGCAAGAGTACAATCAGAATCGCAAAAGTTAACTTATTTAAAAGAATTAGGTGAAGATGGAGAGTACAAATATGTAGCTAAAATAGATAATAAGACATCTAAAATATGTCACTCATTAAATGGTAAAGTTTTTAAAGTTAAAGATATGGTTCCAGGTATTAATGCACCTCCTATGCACCCATGGTGTAGAAGTACAACTGTTCCGAATGTTGGTAATTGGCGAGATCAATTCTTTAAAGAAAGTAAAAGTAAATATAAAGTAGAAGATAAAGAAAAACATACTAGTCAATATGAAAAATCACAAGATAAAGCCAAAAAAGAAATGATACAAATGATAAATGATGGTAGAATAAAAGTAGAATTAAATGTGGAAAAACAAAATAGGCATTCTTTAAATAATAAATTGTATTTGGAGAATAAAAAGTTTGCATTAAAAAACAATGAGAAATTACCTAGCTACACTATACTTTCTAATAATGAGTTAAATAGATTATTAAAAATATACTCGACAACTGGAAAAATTCTAGTTAATAAAGGTGGTTTTAGTCGTAAAGAAATTATTGATTTCGAAAAAATTATAGGAAAAGCTTTTGTAGAAGGAAAATATATTGAGACATCATTCGGCAAAGTTCATTATTCAAAAACAGGTTCTCATATAGTACCTTTCATAAGTAAGGAGAATTAAAATGTTAATCAAAGATGTATATCGTAAAAATGTTATTGTCATACTTAATAACAAGGAAAAATTTAAAGGTTTTGTGATTGATTATGAAAATCCATTAGAAAGTGATACTGGAAACTATTGCATGGATTTAGCAACAGATTTAGGTTTTTACTCTATTGATGAATCAGAGATTAAAGAAATAAAATTAATGTTATAA